TTGATCTCCTGTCTGGGTTAGTCAGCCACACCATGCGACTGTCAGGGATACTAAAACAATACATGAGATCTATACAAAAAGAAAGGGGCTACCGAAGTAGCCCCCAGTTTGGGAGGAGGTAATGAAACCCTCCCAAACTATAACACAAATTACGCTCCGGGTGAACCGAATACGCAACGTGGGTCGCTAAAGCCGAAGCTGTAACGCTCACGCGCTTTAAAGCGCATGTTGCCTGTGTCGAAGTCTGCTTCCATGTTGGTAGACAGAGGAGTACGCTCAAAGTGGATCATTCCACGAGGCGCATCCGTCATGATGAAGAACGCATCAGGGTCCGTCAGGAAGTCGTTGACGGCATAACCATCAGGCAACATTCCCATTGAACGAATCGCGTTCGTATCATTGTCTGCTGTTCCAACACGAAGGTTTGAAACCATCAAGCGTTCTGCAATAAATTGCAGTTGACGCGGGATAAGTAACTTCGTGCCACGAAGAGCAACCTTCAAACCACGCTCGTCCACAAAACCTGCGATATTGATAAGGGCATCTTCAAGAGATGTCTCGTTCAAATCAGCAGCTACTGCGGGTTCGTTGGCAAACGTTCCACCGTTGGTTAACGGGTGGTCTGTCGCACAAAGCGCAACACCGTCACCACCAGCAGAAGCGCCAGCAGTAAATGCGTTGTTAAGAACCGCAGCGGCCTTAACTTGCTTTGTGTGTGCCATTGAACGAGCCAACGCACGAGTATAACGCGAACCAAGACGATCATACAGATTGTCTTCGATAGCTTCCTCAGTGATTGAGAATGCCAGCGCAATAGTTTCGTGGTTGTAACGAGCAGTGTAGGCTTCGTTAGCGTCGTCAAAGTTTACAGAGGAACCTTCCGATTTGGTAGGTGCCGCTCCGAACCCACTCAACATAACTTCCTCTTCGAATGCTCGATCAGAAGATTCTGTTGTGTAGATTTCCGCGTGTTGGTTTTCGTACCGATTGTACTCCATACCAAACAGCGCGTTGAGGCCCGGTTCTAGCTCTTTCGCTAGTTGTGCGCGAGAAATAGCCATTCTTTAGACCTCCTTAAACGCCAGTAGTCGATGGAGTACCAGCAACAATCGCACCATTGGCGGAGTTGAAGCTGTTATTCAATCGAACAATTACAGGGATACCAGCCGCTGTAAAGTCGCTGTTTTCTGGATCATCTTGAATTCCGATGATACGCAGTTGCAGCGCAGCAGTGGTGGCGATTGTGCTAACACCCAACTTAGCAGACGAAATACCTGTGGTCGAAGAACCAGAAGCACCAGTCGCAAAGTTTGCGTTTGCAAACACATGGCCCCGCGCAGTTGCTTCGTTAGTTAGTGAAGCGTCTGAGCAGATGACAAATGTCTGCATTGGGTTGTCATACACAAAGGCTTTGACGGGGAAGTTTGAATCCGCGCCAGAACCGGGCCAGCTATTTGAGAAAATAGTCTCACCAGTGGTGGACGATACATATTCGCATCCCCAGAACACACCAAGTAGACCTACCGTTCCACCAGCAGCCGCGCCAACAATATCAATAAAGCCTGTTGACAGCGGAATTACGGGTGAACCTTGGTAAATCGCGTTAGTGTTTCCAGAGGCGATACGATACTCGGTCGCACCAGTGGTGTTTGCAGCCTGACCGACTACACCAATCGGACGAAGTCCGAAAGCACCGTTACTGTTTGCCATTTTAGCAATCCTCTTTCAATTAATCGGAATCTCTACGAGAGCCTCCGAATGATACACGACTTTGCCGATTATTACTTATCGGCATCGAAGGATGTTGTTCCTTCATAAGGTCCTGATCTACAGCAGTCATCTGTTCGCGGGTTCTGCCCCCGTAATATGCAGTTCTTTCTGCTACTGTTTCAACAGGTATACGGCACAGCATCAGTCCGCCTTGTCCTATTACACCCTCGTAACGACCATCGTCGATAACGGGAGCTTCATAGTTCGGATATTCGTCTTTTCGGACAGGTTCCCATCCTTCACGTAGCTTGGCGTTGACATTCATTTTGTCTTCCTCACCACGCATTGCAACTCGTATCCAACGATGCACAAAGCCCTCTGGGGCATCAGGTGCTGCAAGGTGACTGGGCGGAGCCCATGGTTTTCTGCGCGTTTCTGATTCGCGTGTTTCGCTTGCGCGAGGTTTTCTATCAGCCATAATCTTAATCCTTCACAAATTTTGCATATTCTTCAAGCGGTACATTTAGACGTTTCGCCATCGCTATTTGTGACGGTGATAGTTTAACCGACCTGCGCCCCGTTTTTGCCGTGCTGCGAGATGCTGAAGCGCCAGCCGAGGCGACCTGTGCTCCACTCGATTTCTTCGCCTGAAACTTATTCGGAAACTCCGAACGCATTCGACGATCAACTTCAGTATAGTATTCTTCGCTGGCTGGGTCAAACCCCTCTTCTTCAACGAGCTTCCTATGTATTCCAAAAGCAGCATAAGTCATGACTTCGTCAGACCCAAACCAATCGTTTTTCTCTGCCCAAGACTGCGCCTTTGGATCAGGCTTTGGAGCAGGAGGAGCAACTGGTTGCTGCTGCGGAGGCATCTGCGGCGCAGCCGCTGCTTGGGCAGGCTCCGCAATTTGATCCTCGGACCGCTGCTTTGCAATCCGCAAACGCTCCTGCTCAATAGACATCTTCGACAGGGCTTCTTGAGCCTCAAACATTTTGTCCGTATCACCAGCGTCATAGGCTTCTTTATACAGCCTTTTCGTAGCTTCTACCTGAGCATCTATTCGAGTGCCGTACTCAGACAAATAAGCCTTGTCCAAGTTCTGAACCCGACTTTTTAAACTTTCGTTTTCCTGCAAAAGCTGCTGCGCTAAACGAACGGCCTCTTCACGATCCCGTTCTTCCTTGCGATACTTTTCAGTCAGCTTCTTAATCCGAGCCTGAACCTTGTTACTGTAGTTGTCCAACTCGTCATCAGAACCAGAAGCCGCCTCCTGCGGCTCCTCTTGAACCTCCGGAGCTTCTTGAACCTCCGGTTCATCTGCCGACTCAATCTCTACTTCTACGCCCTCGTCTTCGAGAACTTCTTGTTCTTCCGCCATTGGTATCTCCTAAACCTGCTTAATGTCGTCGGGCTCTAAGATCGTAGCAATAACCTCATCGTCATTGATTATACGAACTTCGCCCCCATCGATCTTAAATCTCGATCCCGAGTATCGACCGATACAAACCCATTGTCCCTCCGCACACCAAGGTGCAGCGTCTGGACCAAACTTATCAGGGTCTTTGTAAGCAATAGGACCAACCTTTAAAACATACGCAACAACCGTTGCTACAGCTTCACGATCCCGAACCTCGTCAGGGATGTGTAAACCGCCCTGTGTTTTGGTAGCACCTTGATAAGGCATAACTAAAACACGCCAACCCGTAGGCTGCGGTAGTCTTTCAAGAAGGGGTTTTTCTAAAAGAGAAGGATCTAAAACCTTCTCGGCGGTATCAATATACGCGCTACCAACGTCAGAAGAAGCAGCGGTGTTCCCTGCTTTCTCTTTGTTAATTTTCTGCGCGACATGATCAGGAAGATATAAGGTCTTCGACATCGTCAGCGTGGTTCTCCAGCAGGGCTTTGATTTCCTCACGAGCGTAGGCAATGCCCCGTACTTCACCTACCATGAGCTTATACTGCTCCCAATCTTTAGCAGCATCATGTGCAAGAGCAGACGCAATGTCCTGCTCTCGTTCCTTCAGGATCTTATACATATATGTAGCGAAAGCAACAGCGTCCATTAAAGAATGTCCCTTTCCGAACCCTCGGCTATAGATTTAATTGGACCACCCTTTACCCAGTCATTGCAAACGTGGTCGGACGAACACATGAATTTGTACATCTGGCAGTAACCCAGATCACCAGAATCATCGCCAATACATTCCAACATGTCTTCCGTTTGATTGTACGCTCCGCAGTTTCCACAAACCTCGGTCAGCTTAAAGCCCCCGTCCATAGAGGGATCTCGGTAATTTGCTTCTTCTACCGCAACCTCTTTGGCTTCCATGTTTGCTTCAGCATCTTTGGTTGCTATAGGACAGCTTGGACCCCCATCGACGCCGTCCTGCATCTTATCTACCGGAATACCATCCGATATAATGC